CTTGGTGCATCAAAGAGAGATAGACCACCAAGAAATACTCCCAGATCGTAGATAGAAATTTGAGATTGAAACTGCTCTTCAACATCAGCAATAGCAAGAATATTTTTATTGATGCTAAGAGTAGATAGTTTATTGCCAGGTTTAATGACAATTGATTTGTTAATAGAACTGAAGTTTTTTAGAACTTCAATTGTCGATTTGGAAATTACTGTCATTGAGGGTAGGTTTCGGTAACTTTAGTTTTATCGGAAAAATGGAGGAGGAGTAATCCGTAGTGTAAGATTTTAATAATGTCACGACGGGCAGTGCCTTTACGGTCATAGCGAGAAGCATACTTTAGAATGTTACTTCTGCAAAATGCTTCAGCATCACCACAAGATTCAATCAAATCTAGCGTTTGAATCTCATCATTGCCAGCAGAATAATGCTGTCCATAAGTTCCCGAAATGTAATCACGCAACTCCTTGAGAAGCGCATCTTCATTGTACTTCATAATCAAATGGTTTCTTCGTCTTCATTGTACTCTGAATCTTCTCCAGCGTCAACCTTTGTATAGAGATCCAGGAAAGATTGTTTTGTATCGTCATCAAAACGATTGATGCACATGTTAATGGCGGTAAGGCGGTCGTTAAAAATCTCCATTGCCTGTGCAATATGAACCAAACGACGAGTAGTGATAACTTCATCAACACCCCCGTCAAAGAAAGTCTTACGAATCACACCTGCCCACTTCACAAGATTCTCTGCAAAGAGACTATCACATCCAACTCCACGTAGGATTTTTTCTTCTATCGATGCAGTTGGATAATCTTGCTCGAATGTAATTGGAAAACGTTCGAGGAATGCTTCGTTGAGAATATTGGTTCCAACAAAGCGACCGTCATCGCTGCCTTTACCTTTAGTATTTGCAGTTGCAATAACATTGAATCCTTCCTTAGGAGTTACATATTTACCAGTCTTCTTCAAGAAGACACCCTTACCTTCCAGCACAGATTGCAGGCACAAGATTTTATTAGATGCTAGGTCAATCTCATCTAGAAGAAGTACAGCTCCACGTTCCAGAGCTTCGATGACTGGACCATTATGCCAAACAGTGTCACCATTGACAAGACGAAAACCACCAATAAGATCGTCTTCATCAGTTTCGATTGTGATGTTGACACGAATCAACTCTCTCTTAGTTGCAGCACATGCTTGCTCAACCGACATCGTTTTACCATTTCCAGAAAGACCTGTAATGAAGACAGGATAGAAAGAATTGGACTGAATAACTTTCCGTACAGACTGAAAATTACCAAACTGGACATAGGAATCATCTTTTTCAGGAATATAATTTACGGTAGGTGTTGCAGAGGGTGCTTCATATGCCCTCTCAATTTCTTGAGTAGTCAAATTCCACTTACCTCTACCAGATTTATAAGAGTCAAGACGTTTGCAAGCAGTAGGATATGATACACCTAGAGCATTTGCTGCATCACGAACTTGTGCAGTACTAACTTCAACACCATACTGCTCAGTGAGAGTATCAATCAGTTGTTCGGTAGTGACGCGGTTCATTGCTTTCCTTTGTTTACTTTGTAATTATAGCAGGTCTTGGGTTGGTTTGGGTCAAACCCAGGACGGTTTTTTATCTGGCACACGCAGATAGTTGGATGCCACCCATGGTTTAGATGCAACATACATCTTATAAGCAGTGAATATATCAATGCTGGTATCATACTTATACTCGTCAGGTCCTGCAAAGACAAAAGGAGTATGATCTTTATATTTTACATAAGGAATGATTTCATCAGCAGCAAGGAGAGTCTTAAAGCAAGTATGGATTTTACCGTACCGAGTAAAGTACTCTTCACATAATGCCATACCATGCTCAAGCAACCATCTAGAGTTTGCTACAGTCTCATTTGCCCACTTGGTGCAAGGGTGATTACGGAATGCTCCCTTCTCTGTAGCATAAGGTGTACCGTCTGCCTTAGGCAAAGTACCATAACCATGTCCCCACTTGTCTGAGGCGACTATAGCGAGCATCTGGCAGGTCTCTAAGGGCATCTTGACGATGTGCTTGTCTGGTAGGACAGCAGCAGACCGCCAAGGTGATTCGTCAGTGACAAAGATGTTCATTCAAATACTGCCGTTACTCCCATGATAGTTGCTCCAGGGTTTCGTGCCAAGGCAACTTTCCTAGCATCGTCATAGTCTGTAGCAATAACAATTTCGTCAAAAACTGTTCCTGCCTTGAATAGTTGTACTTTACACTTCATGCGATTTGCTCAATAAATGCGTTAAGGATGGTCTTGTTTGTCATTTTAGAACCCATGTGCTTTTTAAATGCACGAGTGAGTTCTGCTTTAGTTGCAACTTCAGATTTTTGTTTTACCTCAAGTTCTTTCATGTCATCTCCCATACCTTTATCGGGCATAAAAAATGATTCAGTAAACCCAATCTTATCTTTGACTGAGGCAAATTTTTCTTTCCTCCATTGCTTATCAATAGTTCCCATTTGTTCTATGGCAAACTCACGAATCAAACGAGTCAATTCTATTTTACTGCATATACGAATGCCAATCCAATTGTAATCTGTAATCTCACGATAGAAAGAAACGATTTCCTTTGTAGTTTCATATGGAGAAGAATTAATCTTGCGAGTATATCCCGTCAAAGAATCCCTAAGGAAGAATACTTTATGACGTTGATGGCACATGTAGACATGTCTTAATACATCCACGTCAGTCATACTTTGAATATATGACATTGGATTTGCTTCCCCATCAGTCAGACAAACTACATTTACTTTAGCAACTCTCTCAATCTTTTTCATTTGAGAAACAATTTGCCTGGTGCAATAAACTGCCTCAGCAAGAGGGGTTCCTCCAAGACCATACTCTTGAAGATATCCTAGGCGACATCCTACCATACCAAACGCCTGAGCATAAACCAATTGCATGGATTTCTCTAGAGACTTAGTATTTTGACGAGAGGAGAAAAATTCAAGGAGTCTGAAGTCCCTAGTTATACCAAGTTCATTTTCATTCTGTCTAATATCATCCTGTATACGAGAATAAGAACCATAAGAACCCGATTGAAATGCATACACTCTAAAAGGAATGCCAGATTTTTTACAGAACCAAATCAAATTATAAACTTGCTTCAGAGTATCTAACAGTTGATACTGCATTGAACCAGACCAGTCAATGTGCATCACAAGTCCATGATTCTTACCCTCAGGGATGACAGTAACTTTCTTAAAGATATCTTCAGTGAGTTTATACTTGAAAAGTTTATTAGTATCGATTACTCCAGTCTTAGCAGTTGCTGTTCGACGATATTCATCAGCAGACTTTCTCATTTCAAACTGCTTACACAAATATCCAACCGTTTTTTTAGTATCTCTCTTAAAATTTTCGTAATGATTTAGTGCATAATCAAAATTTTTAAAGTGATACTCTTGCTGGTCTGCATTATGAAATGCCTTACCATGATAATAAAAATATAAATTTTCCTGAACCTCATTGTATGATGTAATGTGATCATTGACATCAATGGTAGGTGTAGTGAGATAAATCCACTCTTTAGCATTATCATCTATAAGAGTTTCTAGTGCCTCTGTCAGTGAATCATCAGTAACAGATTTAGTTTCATCAGCACCACCTTGATAAGAAGGTGTTTCAAGGTCCGAATGTTCTCTTTCACGTTTAGATGCTTCTTCAAGCATCTCTTCATGAGTCATATACTCATCTTCCTCCTCACCGTTTTCAGAAGATATATCAATTTTTTCTTGACGGTCTGCTTGCCTACTACCATTAGTAGATAATGGTTCTAGAATCTCTTCCTTTTCTTCTTGCTTTTCATTGGCATACTCCCAAAGTTCTTTAGCAAGAGCAATGACCTCTTGAAAATTCTTAGTATTACCAGCACGTTCCACCCATATCTGCTCATCTTCAAGAAAAGGAACTTGGGGATTGCCCTTAAAATAAAGATTGATACGGTCAATTAAAGACAATTCAGATATTTTTTCGTGCTTCACACCAAAGAAATCTGCATCCCAAAGTTCTTTATATCCTTCAAAGAAAGATTTGCGAAGACCAGGATAGGCAATCTTCATCAACTTCTCAATACGAGCATCCTCTAAGACATTCACAAATGCCTTTGCGGCACCACCAAAGTCCTCATTAGGTGTATAGAGAGCATGACCCACTTCATGCCCTACTAGAAGGTCATAAACGGTATTGGAAGCAGTCTTCCAAATAGGAAGGATGAGAGTCCTACTATCAACATCAAAGCAGGCAGTACTGACCTTACGATGCTCTACAGTGAGATTCTCCGTAGCAAGCAGTTTGGCGAGAGTGCCTTTGACTTCCTGAGTGTTCATCCGTCTCTCTTGGTTACCCTGTAATTATAGCAGAGATTCCTGCTGCTGGACAACCGATGGGACACTTTCGTCACTGTCCTACAAGCATTCCTTTCTCTTGCATGAAGTGTAGCGTGTCGTGCATATTGCCAACATGCCTGTAACCCAAAGATACTTGGGGGTAAGTCGCCCCTTCGCCAAATTCATTTTCAAATGATCTTTGAGTGAAGTGATGATTGAGTTTATACTCTAAAAACTCTCCACCAAGAGAATCTAATAGTGCTGCCATACGCTCGCACTCTTGACTACCGTTAGAATAAATTACTGCTTGCATGTGTCTTCTTTGTAAGTAATGGTGATTTGATTGTATACTTCATCTCGATTATCGCTGTTATAAACATGACAACGTTCGATCTTAGCATCTAATATATTCACTACATTATCTAGTTGACGTTCAACTACAAATTTTTTAAATCCATCATCCATCCAAGTCTTATTAGACCCTGGGGTGTTAAATCCTTCCATTATTCTTTTTTAACCAGCAAGGTTTACATAACGAATTTATCCAACTACCGTCAGGTGCTTGATGTCCCACCTGAGGAGTTTCATTCGCTGGTGTCATCTTACCACAACTAGAGCATTTTGTCTCCCACATCTTCATAATGTTCTCTCAAGTCGATTCGTTGCTTGGTCTGGGAAGTCTCTTGGTCTACTATCAGTAGCATTATCAGTCTTAGGAGAACCTTCATTCGCCTTCATTGTATGCTGATAATTAGGTCT